GTATAGGAAGATTTGTCCCATTCTGACCGCCGATCCTTCCCGGCAGTGACGACTCAGAGACAGCTTGGGATACCCACTGAGATTAAGGAATACACATGTCTAGTACATTCACAGGCCCATTACGCATTTTTAAGCGTAACAACCCAACAAACAACGGCGTAATCGCTCCAGACAACACTGGCGCAGCACAAGTTAGCCAAATCCAATACTTCAACAACATCACTGGTACTGTAGCTTCTACAACTGCAGTTACTGTGTACAACGTTGGCTCTACTACCGCATCTAACTGCGTAGTTCCAGCTGGTTCTATCATCGACAATATTACATTGTACGAGTACACAGCTCCTTCAGCACTTACCAACGGCGTAATCACTGCATACATCAACGTAACTAACCCAACAACTGGTGCGGTTACTACCACAGCAATTGGTACAATCACCCCAACTACAACTGGTGGTCAGATCCAGATCGCGTTTACTAATACTGCAGCTGTTGCAGCATTGCTCAACAACGTTGGCACATTAGACGCTTCTATTACCTACGCATTTGCTTCTGGTGCAACAATCACCGGCAACTTGGCAGGTTCTTTGAAGGTTGACTACGTAGCACGTAACGTTGACGGTTCATTGACTCCATACGGTGCTGGTTTAACAAATCAATAATTAATTGCCTAGGGGGCTTCGGTCCCCTACTTTAACTTTAAGGAAATTAATTATGGCATCGAATTTAAAAACAAACTTAGTAATACAGCAACCAGCTGTAATGCCTTCTGTTACAGTACAGGGCGCATATGAGCCGTTTGATCTCCAAGTTGGTCGCACACAAATTGCAGGCCATACTAACGTTCAAATCTTTGGTTACAGCGCAGCGGTTGGTTCTACAGCACTTGGCCCACTTTGGGAAGGTTTGACTTCTTCTGGTGGCAACTATGTTTATCCGGGCTCTGCATTGCAGATGACCTTAGTATCTACCAACAACGCAGATACACAAACTGTTCAGGTACAAGGCTTAGACGCCAATTATAATTTGTTATCTGAGTATGTTGTATTAACCGGCACAACTGGTGTAACAACTGTAAACTCATACTTTCGTATTAATGGTTTGTACATCACCAACGGCATTAACGCAGGTACAATCACTTGCAAAAACAGTACTAACTTGTATGCTCAGATCAACGCTGGTATTGGTCAAACTCAAATGTCTTTGTACACCGTTCCAAACGGTTACACATTCTATTTAACTTATGTTCAAGCAGATTCTAGTATTGGCTTTACTTCAAGCAACTACATGATCTTCTCTGAATATAACAAGTTTAACAATTCAGTCACTGGCGATAATCAAAACGGATACATTATCAACTACGGTGGTAATAGCACACTATTAAGCCAATCACCGTTTGTTCAAACATTAAATATTCCGTACATTATTCCATTAGCTCACACCGGCGGAACAGATATTCAGTTTCAAGTTAAAGCAAACACTGGTTCACCATTTAGCGCCGGTTTGTTTGCTGGTGGATACTTAATCAAGAACGACGGTCAGTCAGCGTAAGGCAGTTACATGCCGGTATATCTTGATACGCGAGGTAATTCTGTCCTATCTGTGGCGATCTGTGATCGCTGCAGTAGGAAATTCGCGTATGTAGATTTAATGCCCGATCCAAACTTTCCGGGCATGCGCGTATGTAAGGACGACTTGGATAACTTTGATCCATGGCGTTTACCTGCACTACAGACCGAAAATATTGCACTAAGATTCCCACGCCCAGATACCTCTGTGGCAACGGGGCCAATTGGTGGCAATGAGATTTTAACTGAGAATGGTTTCCAAAATCAAAACTCAGTATTTATTACTGGCGTACCAGCGGGCAATACTCAGGGCGACTTGAATACCATGAGTAACCAACCATATTCACCGATGACATTGTTCCCATACGTTGGAACCATCACACCGAATACTGGACCACAAGCTGGCGGTACACCGATCGTTATTAATGGTGAAAACTTTACAGACGTTAATACGGTAAAAATTGGCGGAGTTATCACAACATTTACATTGGTTAATTCCACACAAATTACTGCAGTAACTCCAGCGTATGCGGTTACCGGTATTGTTGACCTGACTGTAGTATCTCCATTTGGAACTGCCACCGCTCATGGTGCATTTACATATACATAAAACATGGCAGATCAGTCGATAACCCAACTACCCGTAGCAACCACCATCACCGGTGCAGAGCAGACGGTAGTTGTACAAAATGGAGTTACCAAGCAGACATCTGTATCACAGATTGCTAATGCTATATCGCCCGGTAAGTTAATTACCAACGTAATATTAAATTACGCAAATGATTTAGTATTTTATTACAGCGATGGCACAACCTCTACCGTCGGACCAATACCCGGCTATGTGTCTGCAACAATTAACGGTGCCGGTCATTTAATTTTAACCAGCACCACGGGTGCTACTACCGATTGTGGTAACGTTATTGGTCCGCAGGGTCCACAGGGCCCAACAGGTCCGCAAGGTCCCGTAGGCCCACCCGGGCCAGCGGGCACCAGTTTGACAATTACAAACGACAATAGCACCAATGCTACTCGTTTTCCGTTGTTTACAGATTTAACCAGTGGCACACCCACAACAGAGTACGTAGCATCAACCCAATTACAGTTTAATCCCGGAGCTGGTACGCTAACAACTCCAATCGTTACAGCCACCACCGGTATCGGCGGCGGAATATTTTAAGGTAAATACATGGCACAGTCAGGCTATACCCCCATACTAATATACAGTTCCACGACAGCGTCTAATGCGCCGTCTGCGGCTAACCTTACCAATAGCTCCTCCGGTTCCGAGCTGGCGATTAACGTTACTGACGGTAAGCTGTATTACAAAGACAATACCAACGCTGTTCAAGTTATTGCCTCTAAAAGCGCTGCAGCGGGTACATTTAGCTCGGTAACAATTACTGGCGGTACAATTAACGGCACAGCAATCGGTGGATCAACTCCAGCAGCTGGTGCGTTTACTACACTATCTTCAAGCGGTTTAGCGACCCTTAACAGCCTTTCTGTTGGTGGTCTGACTGGTTACCTATACGGCAACGGTGCAGGCGCCGCTACGGCCTCTACAACAATTCCTACGAGTGCTTTGAGTGGCACGATTAGTAACGGCCAGTTGGCAAACAGCTCAATCACCATTGGTACCACTGGTATCTCGTTGGGTAGCACATCACTTACATTAGCTGGCTTGACCAGCGTTACCGTAACACAAGACCCAACCAGCGCATTACAGTTAGCAACCAAACAGTACGTTGACTCTGTAGCAACTGGCCTGTCTCCTAAAGCCCCAGTATTGGTTGCAACTACAGCAAACATTACACTATCTGGTGAGCAGACGATTGATGGTATTACTACATCATCTAGCCGTGTCTTGGTTAAGAACCAAACCACTCAAGCCAATAACGGTATTTACGTATCATCTTCTGGCGCATGGAGCCGTGCTTCTGACGCAAACACTTGGAACTCTTTGGTTTCAGCGTTTGTGTTTGTGGAAGAAGGTAATACTCAGGCAGATACTGGTTGGGTATGTACATCAGATCCGGGTGGTACACTCGGTGTTACAGCCGTTACTTTTGTACAGTTCTCTGGTGCAGGTACATACACAGCCGGCACAGGTTTAACATTATCTGGTAACACATTTAGCATCACCAATACAGCGGTTACCGCTGGTAGCTATACACTGGGCAACTTTACAGTTAACGCTCAGGGTCAGTTAACTGCAGCCTCAAGCACATCTACTACCGGTTCTGGTAACGTAGTACTGGCAACCAGCCCAACGTTAGTAACTCCTAACTTAGGCACACCAAGTGTGTTGGTTGGTACTAACATCACCGGTACAGCAGCTGGCTTGTCAATTGGTGGTAACGCAGCAACTGCCACGACAGCGACTAACGCAAGTAACGTAGCAATTACAACTGGTGCGGCAACAACTAACTACTTAACCTTTGTAACAGCAACCACCGGTAACTTGCCTGTATTGACAAATAGCAACTTGACTTACAACTCATCTACTAACGCAATCACCGGCGGCATTGCTGGAGGAACATTCTAATGGCAGCTTCAGGATATACCCCAATCTCGCTGTATTACAGCACAACAGCCACCAATGCTCCAACTGCTGGTAACTTAGTCAACGGTGAGTTGGCGATCAACATTACCGACGGTAAACTCTACTACAAAGACAACACTGGCACTGTTCAGGTTATTGCATCAAAATCTTCAGTAATCTCACTGCCAGTAACAATTGCACAAGGTGGTACAGGAGCTACTACAGTTAGTGGCGCACAGACAAATTTACAAGTTGACCCTGCAGGTACGGCAACAGCCATGTCCATCGCATTAGGCTGATTAATGAAGGTTTGTAAAACTTGCAATATTGAAAAAGAATTAGATCAATTTCCTAAAGGAAAAGGATACAAAGATGGTGTTAGGCCAAATTGTATTCCATGCAGGAAAGAGTACGAAAGAGAAAGTTATCACGAACATAAACATAAACACCCTTATGATTATGAAGTAGATAAAGATAGAAAATTAAAACGAGCTTACGGTATTGGATACAAAGAATACCAAACAATGTTAGAAGCTCAAAACGGTCAATGCGCAATTTGTGGCACAACCGAAACAGGAAAAAGAAAAGCGTTTCATGTTGATCATGACCATGAAACAGGTGAAGTTAGAGGATTACTATGCGGCAATTGCAATTCCGGCATTGGTAATCTCCGAGATGATATTGGATTATTAAAAAGAGCAATCCAATATTTAGAAAATTGCAAGTAGGATAAGGAACCCAAATGGCAACTAATACATTTACACGATACGTAGCAAAGAACGTCGGCACTACACCAGTAGTTCTCGTTACTGCTGCTTCTGCAACACAGACAACCGTTATCGGTTTGACACTGGCTAACACAACATCTAGCCCGATCACTGTGAGCGCATACATCACAGCCTCCGCAACTAACTACTACGTTGTTAACAACGCTACAGTTCCTGTCGGTGGCTCGTTAGCCCTGTTTGGTGCAGACGGTAAGATTGTTTTGAACACCGGTGACGCATTCACCGTGGTATCTTCTGCAGCTACCTCTGCAGACGCAATTTTATCTTGCCTACAAATTAGCTAAGGATTAACATGTCCTATATAGGTGCAAACCCCCAAACCCAGACGTTTATCTCTGGTACTGACTACTTCAACGGCGACGGAACAACTACTGCGTTTACCTTATCACGCAGAGTCAACTCCGTAAACGACGTTGAGGCAGTCATCAATAACGTTGAGCAACAGCCCAACACTGCGTACAACATCAGTGGTAACACAATTACGTTCACCTCTGCTCCGTCAGCTGGCTCTAGCAACATCTACGTTCGCTATTTGTCCACGACCACTCAGTCAATCACACCGAGCCAGAACACTGTCTCGTACAGCACACTGAACAGCGACAACCAGTCTAAGCTGGGTATTAGTTTTAAGAACCGTATTATTAATGGTGCGATGGCAATTGACCAGCGTAATGCTGGTGCTAGTGTTACTCCTACTGTAAATACTTATACATTAGATAGATGGAATGCAAATATTAGTCAAGCAAGTAAAATTAGCATTCAACAAAACGCTGGCTCTGTAACTCCGCCAGTTGGATTTTCAAACTATCTTGGCGTAACTTCATTAGCAGCAACAAGTCTTGGCGCTGGCGATTATTATATTATTCAACAACCAATTGAAGGTTATAACATTGCTGATCTTAATTGGGGTTCAGCAAATGCTAAAACTGTAACTTTATCTTTTTGGGTGCGTAGTTCATTAACTGGAACTTTTGGTGGTTCTTTTTCAAACTCTGGCGGAAACAGAAGCTACCCTTTTACCTATACAATTTCTTCTGCAAATACTTGGCAACAAATTAGTGTAACTATTCCCGGCGATACAGCTGGCACATGGCTTACAACAAACGGACTTGGTATTGTTATTTATCTTGCTGTAGGTGTAGGAACAACTTATAGTGGAACCGCTGGTACATGGGCTGCAGCTAATTATGGCTCGGCAACAGGAGCAACATCCGTAGTAGGCACATCTGGTGCTACATGGTACATCACTGGAGTCCAGCTCGAGGTAGGCACACAGGCAACGACTTTCGATTACCGCTCCATTGGAACCGAATTAGCTTTGTGCCAACGCTATTATTATCAAAATACTGCTTCAACCGACGGTAGTATTTCTGTTGGATTATCCGCCGGTGGAGTTATTAATTCAACGACCGCAGTTACTTACACTCAATTTCCAGTAACAATGCGTGCCAACCCAACTTTTACTTCAGGTCCATTTGGTAACTTTGATTGGCGTGATGGTGCAGGTTCGCAAGCCCCAACAAATTTAACTTCAACTACTGGTCCATCTTCAGCAATGATAGCAGTAACTCTCGCTGGAACTGTTGTTATTGGTTATGGTGGAATTTTGCGTGGCGGTTTAATTAAATATTCTGCGGAGTTATGATGTATAAATTAGCAAAATTTGATAGTGTTGAATTTATTATTCGTTTATCGGATAACGCTTCAATTCCAAAAGATCCAAACAACACCGACTACCAAGTCTACCTTAAGTGGCTCGCTGTTGGCAACACCCCCCTACCAGCGGAGAACGCATAATGGCTATTAGTACAATCGCAGGCGTAGGAGCAGGAAGCTCTGGAACTATATTAACTACTGGTAGTCCACAATCAGGCGGTGTTATTCAAGTAGTGCAATCATCATTTAACACACAAGCATCAATTTCTTCTTCTACTTTTTATAATACAGGATTATCTGCAAGTATTACTCCTAAATTTTCTACAAGCAAAATTCTTGTAATGGTTACTGCAAATGGCACAGGAAAAACCACTAATAATACTTATGGAAAATTTAGAATTGTAAATGGTTCATCAACTGTTATTACAAATATTGACCAAAGTTATGGTTTTAGTCAAAACACAACCCAAATAGAAGCAAGTTTAGCAATGAATTGGTTAGATTCACCAGCAACTACTTCAACGGTTACTTATTATTTACAATTTGCAAGTGGAGCAAATAATGCTTCAGTTTTTATAAATAACTATCAAAATTCTAATGGAGATACTGTTTCCACCCTTACTCTTATGGAGATTGCAGCATGATTACTCTACATGATGCTATATTTGCTCTTAATTCATCTATAAAAGTTATTCGTGGAGAAGACGCTTTTGATGAACAAGGTAATGAAATTTCATACAATAAAAATGCCGCACAAGCTAAACTAGCAGAATTACAATCCGCTGAAACTGCTAAACAAGAAGCCGAAGCAACAGCTAAACAATCAGCTATATCTAAGCTATCAGCACTTGGCTTGACTGACGCTGAAATTAAAGCCTTAACAGGAAACTAACAATGAGCTATATTGGTAATCAACCCGTCTATCAGGCGTTTGTAACCGACCAGTTTTCTGGCAACGGTTCAACGACTGCGTTCACCATGTCGGTGGCTCCAGCAAATACTGCATCCGTCCTTGTTGCGATCTCAGGTGTTTTGCAAGATCCATCTACATACTCTGTAAGCGGAACAACACTGACATTTAGCGCTGCACCTCCAAGCGGTACTGGCAACATCTCAGCTCGCTACTTAGGCATCCCAGCGTCTGGTGTAACCACCACAGCTTATCGTACAGTTACCGAGTTCACAGCTACAGCTGGTCAGACAACCTTTACACCACCATCTTACGTGGCTGGCTTTCTGGATGTGTACCGCAACGGTGTAAAGCTGGCAGCAGCCGACTTCACCGCCACCAACGGCACCACAGTCACCCTAACCTCTGCAGCAACTGCGGGAGATATTGTCACCACAGTATCGTTCCAAGTTAGCTCAGTGATCAACGCCATCCCAGCAACAGCGGGCGCTGTTAACAACACCTACTTGGCAACTGGCGCAGTACAGCAGACTAATATAGCTACGGGTGTGGCTGGTACTGGCCCAGCGTTTGGTGCTTATATGTCCACTAATCAATCATTAAGTGGTGGAAATACAAAAATAGCGTTTGATACTAAAGCATTTGATACTGCATCTTGTTTTAATACTTCTACTTATCGTTTTACACCAACTGTTGCTGGTTATTATCAGTTTAATGTTACTGTTTTATCAACAGGAACAATGACTGGGGCGGCTACACAAGTATGGAAAAACGGTAATTCAGGAACTTTTGTAAATATTCAAGGCACACAAGTATCAGGAAATATAAGCTATGGAACAAGTGCAAGCGGTGTCATTTATATGAACGGCACAACTGATTATGTTGAATGTTATCAATATGTTGCCGCATCAACAACAATTCAAAGCGGAAGCAACGCTTCAATATTTTCAGGTGCGTTAATTAGGAGTGCGTAATGTTACAAGAAAAAATTAAAACTATTTATCCACAATTGACTGAAGAGGATTTTATCCCTGTTCGTGGATCAATTCGTGTTCAAGATGACAGCGACGGTAAGGGATCTTACATTGCCAAGTGGGAACACCCAACTCTTGCCAAACCAACTGAGGATCAACTCAAATGACCACTGCAGCAATATTAGCCGCATCAGGCTCCCCCGGCACCACGACAGGCTTCAAGAACCGCATTATTAATGGTGCAATGGTTATTGATCAGCGTAATGCTGGTGCTAGTGTTTCATTACCAGACGGTGCAGCAAGCGGTGCGTACCCAGTGGATAGATATTACTGCTCTAGAGCAACTGGTGCTACTGCGACTGGACAACAATCTTCTTCCGCACCCGCTGGTTTTATTAACTCATTTGTAATAACAAACGGCACTGGAATATCTGTAGGAGCTTCGGGTCAAGGCTATATCATTCAATTTATTGAAGGTCTAAATTGTACTGATTTGGCGTGGGGAACTGCAAACGCTAAAACTGTAACTATTTCATTTTGGGTTCAATCTTCAATAACTGGAACTCATAGTGGGGCATTGTTTAATTCCGCATTTAACCGCTCATATCCATTTAGTTATACAATTTCCTCTGCAAACACTTGGACACAAGTTAGCGTAACTATTCCCGGTGACACATCAGGAACATGGTTAACGACCAATGGTCGCGGAATTGCTGTTTGTTTTAATAACGGAAGTGGTTCAACATATTTAGGAACCGCTGGAGCATGGGCTGGCTCAGGTCTTTACGGGGTTACTGGAAGTGTTGCTTTAAACTCCGTAACAGGTTCTACATGGTATCTTACAGGACTTCAATTCGAGGTAGGCACCACGGCAACAAACTTCGACTTCCGTTCCTATGGTACTGAATTGGCTCTTTGCCAACGCTATTTCCAAAATGGAATAACAAGTCAATCTGAATGTATTATTGGTGGAATCAGAACTGGCGGTGCTGCACAATTTAGTTATCCATTTAAAGTTACCATGCGTTCAACTCCTAGTATTACTTTAAATTCATTCACTGCACAAGATTTATCAAATGGCAGTAACTATACTGTTACAGGGCTTGCCATGCAAAACGGACAAACTGCTACAAATAACATCAATATGTCAGCAACTTGGTCATCAGGTGGAACTGCTGGTGTAGCGGCAAATTTATTTGGACCATCAAATGCAACAGGTTTTACATTTAGTGCGGAACTTTAATTATGTATAAATTACACAATAATCCTGAAGGTCAAGCTATTGGAGTATTTTTAGGAAAAACTTATATCCCATTCGACCCAGCTAATACAGACTACCAACAATACCTCAAATGGGTCGAGGAAGGCAACACACCACTACCCGCAGATGAAGGAGCAGCATAATGTCATTAACTAAAGTACCGGGCTCAATGGTATCACCAGCCCAGTCTGGAAGTGTGATTCAAGTAGTTAATGCTACAACTTCTACTCAAGTTGCAATTAACACAAATACTTATACAGATACCACTTTAACCGCAAGTATTACCCCTCAATTTTCAAATAGCAAAATTTTAATTTTAATTACACAACCGTATAGAATACCCGCTGCTGCATCTACTAATACGGTAGCAGCAGGCATACAGCTTTTAAGAAATAGCACAGCTATTTATATTCCCGCTTCAGATTCAACTGGACCTTATGCACTTAATTTTAGTTCTACAACAACTAACAATCCAAATATGCGAGCAGTATTTAGTCTTTGTTATTTAGATAGTCCAGCAACAACATCTTCTACTACATATAAAACACAAGGAAGAAGATACGATAGCAATACTACTCTTGTAGTTCAAGAAAACGATACTGTGGCAAACAATTATTCAACCATTACTTTAATGGAGATAGCAGCATGAATTTAAATTCAAATTTAATTCAAGCACTTATTAAACTTTATCCTAATGTTGCCACCACAGTAGGCGATATCGCTTACGATGCACAAGGCAATGAAATAGTTTATGACATCGATGCCGTAAACGCTAAAGTTGCTCAAGATGAATCTGACAAACTTGCTGCACAGCAAGCCGCCGCAGCTCACAAAGAATCTGCAGTGGCTAAACTGTCTGCAATCGGTTTAACTCAAGATGAAATTAACGCACTACTAGGATAATATAACATGAAACTATTTGACAAAATTAAAGACCAAGCTATCGAAGCTGTAGAGGTGGTAGAGCAAGAAGTTGCTGTGGTAGTTGAGGAAGTAAAGGCACACGTCAACCCAATCATCCAGATGGCGATCGACCAAGCTGCCGCGCGTCATGCACACGCACAGAATGTGGTAGGCACAGACCCAGAGCCAACCCCAGAACCTGCACCTGAGCCTGAGCCAGCACCAGAGCCAGAGCCAGAGACAACACCTGACGCATCTACACCAGCGAGTAACTAATGTCTGACGAAAATCACGTCGACATGTTTAAGTACGGACAGCTAGTTGCAACGGTTGACGCACTTGAAAAGAAGATCGACAAACTTGAACAATCGGTAGAGCTCCTATGTGAGCTCGCCAATAAATCCAAGGGTGGCATGTGGGCGGGCATGATGGTTGTGTCTGCGTTCAGTTCCTTCATTGGGTTCTTGAGCCACTACTTTATCGCCAAGCCATGAATATATGGCCGATCCATTTGGAATTACAGAGGGCGCTAAGACCCTTAGCGGAACATTAAACGCATCCAGAGAAGCTGGTAAACAGCTAGGTAAAAACATCGAACACCTACAGCAAGATGGCTTGGCTGTAGCACAACAAAAAGCTCAAGAACGCATCCGTGCCAGACGTGAAGCTGAACATAGAAAAGCCACAGCAATCATCAAGGCGTTGGAGGATTGGAAGCACAAGAAGCAGATCTCCGACGAGGAGGCCAAACTAAAGATAGACTTTATAAAAAAGTATGGCGCCAAGGAGTGGGACGCGGTATTGCGAATTAAGCTAGAGATTGAAAACATGGAACGCAAAGAAAATGAAGCGTTCCAGCATGATTTAAAAGAAGTGCGCAAGGTGCAGCTATATTGTTTTATTGTGGCGGCAATTATTGCGTGGTATGCAACGTGGGGATATAAATGGTAAGTAAATTTTTTAAAGACATCTTTACAGAAGACTGTGGCGAAATGTTTTGCATCGCCAGAGTGATGGCGTTCTTGGCACTCTTAACGTTTGCCATCTGCGCCATTATCCACGTCTATAATAACCCAACGCTAGACCTTAACCAGTTGGGCATCGGCCTAGCTGCCACACTAACGGGCGGTGGTGCGGTGATCGCTGGCAAAGCGGCCACACAACAAACCCCACCCACCACACCACCTAAGGTATAATGTTCGGCAACATCCTGTCCCTCTTTACCGGCGGCTCAACCACCGCCTACCTAGTAGCCGGAGCGTTGCTCCTTGGCGGCTATGGTGGCTGGTTTGCCACCTCTGACTATTACGAGGCTAAGATTGCTAAGGTCAACACCCAAGCAATTGAGCATGAAAATAGTGTGATTGAGGCACAGGGCACCATATCCCAACAAACCCAGAAAGACAAAGATGAACTACAAAATCGCTACGATACTCTTGTCGATATGTATCGCGGGGTGCACCACTCCGGTGTATCAGCAGACGGAAATACCGCCGCTGCCATACCAAGTCAAGGACTCCGACTACTTGAACCAGATGTCGAAGTTCTTGTCGAGCTTGCAAAGCAATGCTCCGTCTCAGAAATAGAACGTAACGATGTTATACAAAAATATAACGCACTAAGGACTAAATAATGGAATACTCAAAAGATGGTTTACACCTTACTGAACAATTTGAAGGCTGCCGTTTGCAGGCCTATCCTGATCCCGGCACTGGTGCAGATCCTTGGACTATTGGCTATGGCCACACTGGTCCTGACGTCTATCAGGGGCTAGAGATCACCAAAGAGCAGGCAGAAGCGCTGCTTGCACAAGACGTACAAAAAGCCGCCGCCGATGTAAATGCGCACGTTACCACCGACATCACTCAGGAAGAGTTTGATGCGCTGGTTGACTTCGCGTTTAACTGTGGCTGTGGCAACCTTAACCATTCTACTTTACTCAAAAAGGTCAACGAGGGTGATTTAGATGGCGCCGCAGAAGAGTTCCTCAAGTGGGACAAAGCTGGCGGACACGTGATGGCTGGCCTATTAAAACGCCGCCACGCCGAGGCAACATTATTTTTATCTGGCAAAGCCGCCTAAAGTTTGCATTAGTAGTACAAACTAGGAGGTACTATGCTTAGGATGATTGTATCCTGCGCCTGCGCGCTGGGATTGACATTTAGCGCCGCCAATTATGACCCGATGGCAAATTGGCTGGCACATTACAAGACCGAATTTGAGTGGGCCGCCGATTCCACCATCGAGCTGATTGAACACTTTGAAGGCGTGCGTACGCGGGCCTATCAGGACTCAAACGGCAACTGGACGATTGGCATCGGGCATTTAATACGTTCAGAAGAGGCCTATATGCTCAATAGGGAGCTTTCTAAGGACGAGGTAAGGGGTATCCTACACCAAGACCTAGAAAAGTGCTCTATGGCCCTTAAAACGGCTATACGGGTGCCTATTACACCACAGCAGCGTGACGCCATGCAGAGCCTGTGCCATAACATTGGGCCGGACAATATGGTCCGCTCTGAGGTGGTGCAGCAGCTTAACCGTGGCTACCCACACAAGGCGGCCAACGCGTTCTTAAACTGGTCAAATCCACCAGACCTTAGAAAGCGTCGGCAGTATGAACGGGCACTGTTTCTACGTAGTATTTAGGGCGTTAGACCCTGTTTTTGTGCATTAGTAAATATAAGGACTGATCATCCTGTAATCCAATTAACCTCGAGGAATCCACATGGACGGCTTTAAACAATTACCGAAGATGCAATGCTTTAAAGAAGGCGGCGCAGTTCAAAACGTTATGAAAAAAGGCGGCGCAGCTAAAGAGAAAAAAGGCGTGCCAGCAATTAACAAAAAAGAAGAAGGTCCTAAGCGCGCAATGGCCGCCGGCCTTAAGGGCACAACCCCAGACGTTGAAGATGCAACCACTACCACCATGAAAAAAGGTGGACGCACTAAGAAAGCTGCCGGTACCGTACGTAAGTACAAAGACGGCGGCGTGGTAGGCGTATACGGCGCAAAGAAAAAATCTGGCGACCTAGACAGCATTCAAAAAGCTAAAGACACAAAGCCAGCTAAAGCAGCTGCTCCATCTAAGGCAGCCGTCAAGCCAACGTTTCGCGCATCTGATGTAGAAAAAGAAAAGAGCAAACCCGCTGGCACATTAAAGGCCAAAAAGGTGAGCGACAACGCTAAAGCTGCAACTGCTAAGTCTGGCGCAAAAGAGATGCCAAACAAGTACAGAACAGGTGGTGGCGTAAAAAAGATGCAAGCTGGTAGCCTTACAGCCCCTGTAACAGCACCAGCCAAACCACTTGCAACTGGCCCCGGATCTATGGAGCGTGAGCATCAGTTAGCGTTGATGGAACAGATGCGTAAGTTACCGCCCGCCATGCAGTTACAACTATTGCAACAGCAACAACAAATTGGTGGCAACAATTCATTAAACCAGATCGCTGGTGGCATGAACACACAGCCCACCAACATGGGAACGATGGGTAAATAATGCCAATCAAATCTAAAGACCAGCAAGCCGCGATGTATGCGGCCGCCGCTGGTAAATCCACACTGGGCATCCCTAAAAAAGTTGGCAAAGAGTTTGTAAAGGCCGGTAAAGCCAAACCAAACCTGCCACAAAAAGTAATGAAGAAGGCCGCCGGACGAGGACGCTAATGAAAGACTTTAAACAAAATACCAAAATGATGTGCGAAGGTGGTCACTATAAAAAAGGTGGCGACGTTAAGCAAGATAAGCAGATGATCAAAAAAGCATTTAAGATGCACGACGATCAATTGCATGAGAAAAAACACACCGACCTGTCTAAATTAAAAACAGGTGGTGGTGTTAAAAAATATGGCCTTGGTGGATCAATCATAAAAGCTGCCAGTAAAGGTGCTGCCTCACAATTAATTCCAGCTGCCATGTTTGGACCTCCGGCGGCTATGGCTGTTTATAGTGACCTTAAATCTAAAGATAGAGCAGAAGCTGCTAAACAAGCAGCTGAAGAAGCCGCTAAAGATAAAGAAGCAGATACTAAATCAGCACCGGTAACTAAAAAACGTGGCGGATCTGTAAGAAGAAAGAAGTAAGCCGTGGCTTATTCAAATACATACAACCAGACAACGGTCAACGTTGACCAGATGATTTCCTACGCATTTCGTGCGGCAGGAAAACAATCTGAAGAAATTACACCCGAGTACGTTACCGCCGCTAAGCAGGCGCTGTTCTACATCTTGCAGAACACGTCTAACCGCGGCGTTAATCTATGGTTGTTAGAAAATATTATATTGGGTGCACAGAGCAATCAGCAGACGTTAACGATGCCACCGGGCACCATTGACGTACGTGAGGCTAACTGGGTATACATCATCAATCCATCGATTGAGACCGCGCTACCTGCAGATAACCCAACATCGCCAACGGTATTTGACAATAACCTGACAAACTTTGGCACCACAACGATGAGTGAAAACTGGTTCGGTGCACAGTACAGCACACAGACCAGCGTATACTACATTGGTATTAACGCATACGCACCAAATTTTGGTAGCGTTACATATAACAATTTAGTATATGAGACCAGTAACGATGGTATTAACTGGGAACAGCAGCAGGCATTTGATACGCCACTAACATTGCAAGATCGTACGTGGTCATACATCCCGGTAAGCATTACCATCCCGTACTACTTTCACCGTATTCGCTCTACCAGCACGGCGCCATTCTCATGCCGTCAAATTGTGTTTGCACAATCACAACAGGTTATCCCACTGGCACGATTAAATCGTGACGACTACTGGAACCTACCAAACAAACAGTTCCCATCGGTACGTTCATTACAGTACTGGTTTAACCGCGTCATTGATCCAGAGATGTATATCTGGCCGGTACCGTCTAATGACTTTCAAGTATTCCAATTAATTATCGAGCGTCAGATGATGGACGTGGGTTCACTGACCAACCAGCTGTATTTACCAAACCGTTGGGTGCCATACATTCAAGCGGCGCTGTCTCATGAGTTGGCAATGCAGCTACCCGGCGTTGATATGACACGCATCGGTTACTTGGAAAAGTTGGCACTAGATGCTAGAACACAAGCCGAAGAAGAAGATCGTGATAAGTCGCCGATCTACTTCCAACCTAACTATAGCTACTACACACGATGACCAACGCATATATAATGACGTATGATAATCTTGTACAAAACATACAAGATTATATGGAGCGCGATGACCCCGGCTTTGTGGCCAAGATCCCAACGTTAATTGGATTGGCTGAGTCAGCCATCGCAGCAGAATTAAAAACATATCTGCAGCTTACCGTAGTAGAGACAACATTAGCAACAAATCAGGTTGTACTAAACAAGCCAGCGCGTTGGAGAAAAACTATCTCCATGAAGACCAACGGTCAACCTATCTTGTTGCGCAGTCAGGACTATATTGCACAATATCAGTCAGAGTCATCATCAGGACAGCCGTTGTATTACGCAGACTATGACTATAACAACTGGGCGATTGCACCAAAGCCAAACGCCAGCTATCCAATTGAAATCACGTACTACAGTGAAATTCAGCCGTTAGATTCACAGAACCAACAGAATCTATTTACACGTGAATGCCCACAGGCCATGTTGTTTGGTTCGTTGTTACAAGCACAGGGCTATTTAAAGGCCATGGACAAGTTACCGATCTGGAAACAGTACTACGAAGATTCATTGGCTGCATTGAAGAAAGAAGACAATTCACGCCGCATCGATAGAAACGTTACGGTACAGGAACCTTAATATATGTCACAATCATTTGTATCGCCATTTACTGGTACCGTCATTGAACCAACGGACGTATCATACTACGCCCTATCGTTCTCCAGTAATACTCAACTGTATTGGCCGCAGGTAGCTAATGGCACACAGGTGCCAGCGTCCCGCATTATGGACTGCACACCGTCTACCACTGGCCTGTCAATTCAGTTACCAGACGCCACACAGGGATCATTAGGTTCTGACATTTTTATTCGTAACAAAGGTGCCTCACCATTTACTGTGACCGACGTTAATGGTCAGTATGGTGTGACGGTAAACACTGGCGTAGTTATTTATTTTTATTTAACAAATAACACCGCAAACGTAAATGGCAGCTGGGGTGTAATTACATTAGGTACAGGCACATCATCTGCAGATGCCGCATCATTAGCTGGTGCAGGATTGACGGTCGTTGCCGGTCAGTTAGCCGTTAGCAGTCAGGTTACTGAAGTATCTGCCAACGTTACATTTAATGACGCCAGCCGTGCATATACCTATGTATGGACCGGCGGTGTTGGATATTACACCATTCCATCGTCAGCTCTGTTATCTAACGGCTGGTGGGTTGGCTTTAGAAATAATGGCAGCGGTACACTAACAATTTATACCACCAATCCATCACTGATTAATGGACTGTCAAGCATTAACCTCAATCCGGGCGACTCTGGATTTATTTACTATGAGGCATCTACCGGTAACTTCTTTACCGTAGGATGGACCGCACCGTCAAATGTAACGTTCTCATCTGGCACATATGACGTAGATAGTATTGTAGGCACATCATTTAGCTTGGTGTCATACGCCCCAATTATTCAGACCTATGTGGCGCTATCTGGCACCAGAACTACTACCTTAAACATTACGCTGCCAAACATTACCCAGCTGTACATTTTGGTAAACGATACTCCATCGATGAGCACATATAGCCTATCGTTTAACGTATCTGGTAGCAGTGGTTCACCGGTGGTGTTAACACCCGGTCAGGTGGCTACCGTATTGAGTGATGGTGGCAGCTTGTTTGTGTTGACACAGTCTACCACCAACGTATTTTGGGGCGGCAATGGTACAGCTGGTGCACCTACATTCTCATTCTTGTCTGATAAAACTACCGGCATGTATTTAAAGGGTACCAGCGTGTTGGGCCTATCTGCCGCAGGCATAGAGCTGTTAGACATTAATAATACCAACGTATCGGCACCAGTTATTAACACACCAGCGCAATTTATTGCGGGATTGATTAACGGCGGAACATTTTAATGGCTGTAGCGCCTGCTCAACAAGCGCCAGTTCAACAGCAGTATAGCCAGATCTATACGCTAAATATTGCCGCCGGTATTAAACGCGATGGCACACAGTTTGACGCCAATGAATGTATTGACGGCGTATGGTGCCGCTTTCAACGTATGCGCCCAAAAAAGATGGGCGGATATACCGAACTGTTTAGCACGTTTGATGGCGTCTTACGTGGCATGACCATGAACGGCTACAATGGTGTTAACTACATCTTTGCCGGCACGTCAACCAGCTTAAATATATTTACATCAGGTCAATCTCTTGGTGTGGGTGCTGGACCATATCGTGCGGTGTTTGTGCCGGGGTATTCACAATTCCCTGTAGCAAATACTACGATCAGTGCATACACCACCACATCATTTACCATCAATAGTACCAGCGCCACTCCGGTAGATTACACCAGCGTGTTTCCTGCCGGTACTAAGATCATCTTCTCACAAAGTGGTACACCTACCGTATATACGGTAACCAGTTCTACATTTACCACACCAAACACTGTAGTTAATTTTACTGCGTCTCATAGCGGTGCAATTACAAACGTATGGATCTATAACTATAGCTTCCAGCCTAATGACAACTACTTGTGGCAGTTTGATTATCAATACAATCCACAGGGCGGTGCATTAAATTTAGTTACCCACCCGGGATTAAATTTAACAAACATTGATAACTCTATACCATCTCCGGTATACATTGGATCGATTATTCCAAATTCTTCGGAGCAGTGGCAGTTTTATAATTTGGCAGATACTGGTGGCACTGCCCCTACCTATAAACCGATTGTAGTTAGTGGTGGTGTATGCGTACTGCATCCGTTTATTTTTGTGTACGGTAGCAACGGATTTATTGCCAACAATAACGTTAGCTCTATATACGCAAATCAATCGTTAACAGATTGGAATGGTTTACTATCTAACCAAGTAAACGTTGCCACCGGTAAGGTGGTACTGGGACTGCCAATTCGTGGCGGCTCTTATTCCCCAGCTGGATTATTCTGGGCTACAGATAGTTTAATTCGTGTACTATTTAATGGAACATCTCCAAACTATTGGACGTATGACATCGTTTCTAGCCAAATCTCTATCATGTCATCTCAGGCAGCAGTTGAGATGGACGGCTTGTATTACTGGATGGGCGTTGACCGATTCTATGTATATGACGGTCGTGTTACTGTTGTGCCAAATGATAAAAACGTAAACTGGCTATTTGACAACATTAACTTACAACAGCGCCAAAAGGTATGGGCAACGAAGGTGCCACGATACAATGAGATCTGGTTCTTTTATCCACGTGGTAATGCGGTAGAATGTACTGACGCAATTATCTATAACGTAAAAGATAAGATCTGGTACGACGCTGGTCAGGCAATCGGTGCACAACGTTCTTGTGGATACACCACCGAGATCTTCCCAACACCATTATGGGCAGATTGGAACTATCAGGCAATCTATGGTAAACCATTCTTTACCATCGCACATCCTGCAAGTTTACCTGCACCAAATAATTATCAGTTTTATTTAGCCGGCGATCAGACGCCAACATTTAGCCCCGGCGACTATTTGTCATTTTCTAATTATCCACAAGATAGTGTATATCAAATTGCCAGCAGCCAGTTTTATTCTAACTCCGTGATTGGTGTAACTGGCGTCACATTGGTGACATGTACTACACAATTTTCACCTAGTTTAACAATCGGTGAATCGGTGTATTACATCCAAGGTGGATATTCAATTTGGCAACATGAAACCGGTACCGATGAGACCTCGTTTATTGGGCAAAGTGCTATCTATTCTAGCTTCACCACCAGTGACATTAGCTGGGTAGGTGGTACTACCAACACCGGCGCTGGATTAAGTCAGGTGGGCGCAAATCGTCGTATGCACATCCGTCGTATTGAGCCAAACTTTTTACAATCTGGCACCATGAATTTGACCATTATGGGTCGTAAATTTGCATCATCTACCGAAGAAGATTCTGGACCATATCCATTTGACCCTACCACCGAAAAGATTGACCTGCGTGTGGAATATCGTGAGGTTGGATTAAAGTTTGAATCTAATGAAGTTGGTGGTAATTATGAGATGGGTAGATTGCTAATTACCCAAGAGCTTGGCGATGAGCGTCCATAATAAAACCTTTTTTCCATTTTTACCGGGCTATTCTAGCTGGGAAGAATTTAATGGAAATCTGGTAATGTACTACAGCCAAAATAATATCTCATTTAATGATGAGGCTAACTGGGACGTTACCGCCAGAGAAATAGCACAATCTGCAGCGTTCCAGCCCTATGGGACACCCGACCCCCAGACGTATGATAGCTGGCAAGATTGGGCGCATGAGTTTGCAAATTTAGTTAACGGACCGCTTCGTAGATAGGGCGTAAATACCCTTATTTTTGCATTAGTGTATGTAGGAATAGGGGGAATTATGATCACGTTTCAGAAAGAGGCGCCCATGCCTTTTGCCGATGAAGCCATGCAATTGTTCAAAGATCACTACGATGAGATCGCTGAACGCACAGATGTAATTGAGTTGGATCCTAACATTGAGTTGTACACCAGTATGTACAAAAACAATACACTGGAAATCCACACCGCCAGAGATGACGGTAAATTGGTTGGTTATAGTATTTGGTTTGTTATAAATCATATACACTATAAAAAAAGTTTAACAGCATCATCAGACGTTTTATACATTAGTCCGAATTATCGCAAAGGTATGCTGGGCTACAAATTTATAAAATGGACTACTGAAGAAATTAAAAAACGTAAGCCACAAAGAATCGCATTTCATGTAAAGCCGTTTTTAGATTATGGGCATTTAATAGAGCGACTTGGGGCAAATTTTTTTGAAAAAGTTTATACAATAGTAACGGACTAATTATGGGATTTGACGCAGCAGCAGCCGCAACAGCCGCAGAAGCAGGAGCCGCAACAGGAGCAGTTGTGGCCGATGGTATTGCTGCAGGTACTACTATTGCCGATGGTATTGCAAGTGGTGCATTAACCGACATTGGCGGCGGTATGGTAATGGACGGTACCGGTGCACTGCTTGACGCAACCACGGGGCAAGCCCTTACCGAAGTTGGTAGTGGTACATTTTTAAATGCCTCTACTGGCGCATTAGTTGACGCAACCGGTCAAGCATTACCAGAAATTAGTTCAGGCGTGTTCCAAGCTGCAGATGGTACATTGCTTAATGCAGCTGGTAATACCATGACCCAATTAGGTGACGGTTCTTTATTAAATACCGTAACGGGCGACATTATTAACGCCTCTGGTAACACGGTTGGTAGCTTAACTAATGAGGGCGTTCAAGCTAGTCAGTTAACTAATGAAGTTGCGGACAGTTCTGGCAATATTACACAAACATTTGACGATGGATCTACGTTAACTACAGACGCGTCTGGTAATGTAATCAGCTCCACACCTGCTACAGATGCCGCAGCATCTTCTAGCGGTTTGGGTCAATTAGCTAACACCGCTGGAACAAAAATTGCCAGTACCGTTGCTCAAAAAGCATTAAGTACATTGTTAGCACCGGCAGCTAAGGCAGTTGCCACCGGTCAAAAATTAACTGGCGCAGCGGCAGGTACGCCAATATCTGGCAGCACACCACAAACATCTACACAAACATCCCAAGCTAATTCATCCGCTAACTCTGGATTTTTAACTCCTACCTTTTCTAAAGGTAATACAAACTTTAGCTTAAGTGATACAAGCGGACCAGCACCAACTCCAGATTTGTACAATGTTCCAACAAATCCTGCGTTAACTACACCGGGATTATCAGCTACACCAGCGTTACGTGCTGGCGGTAGTATTAAACATGAACACAGCGTTGATGAACATGTTCCAGAATTTTATAGTGAAGGTGGATTAAAACACCGCTATGTTACAGGTGATGGCGACGGCACATCAGATGATGTTCCTGCAATGTTAGCCAACGGTGAATTTGTAATTCCTGCAGACGTTGTATCTTCATTAGGTAATGGCAGTAACGACAGCGGCTCTAAGGTGCTAGATAGTTTCTTAGAAACCATTAGATCACATAAACAAAAACACGATGCAAAACACTTGCCGCCGGACAGTAAAGGCCCGTTGGCGTATTTGTTAGAGGCTCACAAAAAGGTTAGAAAATAATGGCCGGCTTAAATAATTTAATTTCGGATACAACAACCCAAGCCACGACGCTACCGTCATGGATGGATCAGGCACAACAAAACGTTGTCAATCAGGCATCATTTGGTGCGGCTGCTGTTCCTACATTACAAAATACTGTGGCGCAGGGTGCAATTAATCAATTAGGTGCACCATCTAATCCATTTACCTCAGCGCAGAGCACACTTGGTACCATTGCATCTGGTGCCGCTAATCCATGGATTACTAACCCAACCACTGGTCAGGTAACCCCTAATACTAACACAGCATTGGGTGGTTTATTTGCAGCACAAAATCAACAGCTTCAAACATTAATTCCACAAACCGTAGCACAGCCAGACGCCTCGGCAATTGGTTCTGGTCAATTTGGTAGCTTACGTAATGAAACTGCCGCCGATACTGCGCTAACTACTGCACAAGCTAATTTAGCTGCCGCTCAGATGCAGGCAGCTGTTAATAATCAACAGACCGGCGTGCAAGCTGCTAACGCACAGGGCAACGTTGCCAATCAATATGGCACCACTGCAACTGGTTTGGCTAACTTACAACAAACTGCTCCATTATCAACCGCAGCTAATCTATCTAAAATTTATGGTGCATTGGATGTTCCCACAACTGTTACAAAATCTGCACAACTATCACCACTTAGTCAAATTACTTCGTTGGGTAGTGCGTTGGGTGGTGGCACAAATGCAGTTAATTCATTGTTGAACACCATCAGCCCCGGAACAACTATTGCCAGCTTGTTGGGTGGTTTAACTGGTAGCTCTGGTAGTGGCATGAGTCAAACTGCCAGCGGTGCAGTAACCCCCGGAACATTCCCATTAGCTAACGGTGGAAGCATTACCGTAGATGCAAATGGTAACCAAACTATTTCTAATCCCGGTCAGCCTACACAGTATTTTAATTCTCAAGGTCAGGCCACAGATAGTACATTTGGTGCGTCAAATCAAACAGTTGCTCAGGGTCCTACCCAAGATGGTGGCAACTTATCTACCGGCACGGATACACCATTATATGGCCCAACGCCAGATGGTGGCAATATAGCACAAGTTTCAAATCCGGTTGGTATACAAGATTTATCAAATCAAATAGATCCCGGAATTATTGCCACACCACCGGTTGGCGGATTATTTGCTTAAGGAAAAATTATGCCAGCAGGATTAGACGCAACAATTACCGGTCAGGGCACATTATCTCCAAAGGCTAACTTGGAGCTAGATGCTACACAAACCACAGATCTGTTAAAGAATATGCAGCAAATGATTGACGAGCGTCAGGGCCCGTTAAATCAATTGTTAAGCGGTTTAAAAGATGCGCGTGCTGCAGCCGTTCCTAATTTGGAAGGTGCTGCAACTCAGGCCATGAATGAGCGTGATAAACAAAAACTTGCAGAGGCGCAAGATTTGTTTAAGATGAAACAAGAGATGGCTGCATACAAGGCAGCACAAGCTCAACAAGATGCAGAACGCACCGCAATTAATACTCAACTCGGTGGTGGACAGCCTAGCGCCGGTGGTGCAGGTGCACAACCATCTGGTGGATTGCCTGCCAGTGTACGTAACTCTATTGACTTAGAGCCAACAGTTGCTGGTAAGAAGGCAGTTTTACAGGCCTATTACAAAGAGCAGGGCAATAAAAACCTTGAGTTTGAAAATCGTGCAGAAAGTTATAGCCAAGAAGTTAATGTATATGACATGCAAAATGGTGGCGCACTAACTAAGGTGCCCGTCATTGATGTTAAAAATAATCCACAACGCTATAAGACACAGCTGCCAACTGTTAACTCCCCAACAAGTAGCGCACACCCTGCAGCAACTTCTGCGCAAACTAGCGCAAATTATGGTGGTCCAAATACTACCACCAATCAGGGCAGCTCATTGTTTAACGAAGCGGCTAACAATTTAATTGATCGCCGTGAAGGTGGCTACAAAGATACTGATGGCAATACTAACGCCCCAGTTAATATGGGAATTAATGCTAAGTTCCATCCGGGCGTTGACGTTAAAAACTTGTCACGTGATCAGGCCTTAAGTATCTATAAGAAAGAATACTGGGACGAGATTAATGCCGACGCATTATCTCCAGCTGCTGCTAAGATTGCATTTGACGCGGCAGTTAATCAGGGCCCCGCATATGCTAAACGTTTAATTGCTGAGGTGGGTGATAACCCACAGGCCATGTTAGAACGACGTGCTGCCGATTATTCTAAGGGCACGCATAATCCTGCATGGAAAGAACGTTTACAAAATCTTTCTGCCGAAGTTAAATCGACTAATCCATGGAAAGATACTGGTGATGCTAATAAACCACCAGCACCTACTGGCAACCGTTTAGTTGACGATGCCAACATCAAAAATTGGGAAAAACAACAGGCACAAAATTTAGAAGTTAAGGGCACAGAGCAAAAGAAATCAGCAGAAAAAGCTGGTGAGCGTCAGGCTGCAATGAAGGACAACGCCGAAAAGGCGGACAACATGATTACTAATGCCGACGCCATTATTAACATTTCTTCTGATCCTAAATTAAAAGATATCTCTGGTTTATCTAAACGTTCATTGACATCATTACCCGGCGCTGTGTCTAACATTGCACACGGCATCGGATACGTTGCCAGCTTGGGTCACGTAGGTGAAAAAGAAGCTGATAACGCCGCATCTAAATTAGTGCTCAATGAACATGAGCGCGCCATGCGTGACGAATTAGAACGTGCATCATCTGCCTTGGGTGTTGACTACGCCGCTCAAATTTTCCACGGTGCTCGTATGGGTATCGGCTTGGAAAACATGGCGATGAAGACTAAAGGTGTTGGTACAGAGTTTTTACCAGAAACAAACAGAATGAACGCCGAAATTATTAAACAGGGCGCATTGTTTAATAAGGCACGTAATGAGTTGTGGATTAAATATAAAGCAACTCACGGTGGAGAAAATGCCAGCTTTGCAGCGTTTGAAGATGAGCCAGCCTATCGTAAGTTGGAAGATGATACCCGCGCCACATTGGCTAAAAAGTATCCAGAGATCTTTAAGGTAGAAGATGACCACCGCGTTGATGCTAAAAAGGTTGAAGCACCAACTAAAACACAACTACCAACGGTAACAACCAAACAACAATATGATGCACTGCCAAGTGGGTCATATTATATGGAAGACGGTCATAAATTTAGGAAGCCATAATGGGTCAAGAAAGTAAATTTGGTGGAGTAGCTGTAACCGAAGATGACGCAACACCGACCCCAGTTTCTAAATTTGGTGGTGTGCATGCGGGTGATACTGAAAACGAAGTAGTTGCAGCTCCTGCACAAGATCAAGCTGATCCACGTGCCGGTGCCGTGCTTGGTGGTGCGGTTGGTGCAGCCATTCAAGCTAAGGGTGCAGCTCCAGCGCTTGCAAATGTTGGAATTAATTATGCTAAACAAAAGTTTGGCATGAATCCAAACGCAACACAGCCGGGCACATTTACACCACCACCTGCACAACAGGGCCCTATTGTGGGCGTAGGTCAAACCGTTGCATCTGAATATGGGTTCCATCCGGGTGCTACTACCAACGCTGAATTTAACGTTCAGCAACGTCAAGCCAATCAATTGATGGAAGAGCCACCACCTGCAGGTTTTGAGGTGGAAGGTAATCGCCGCATATTTACACCGATTAATCCTGCAGAAAAAGCTGCAAGAGAAAAAGAACAAGCTAAAGCATTTGAAGAAGAACGTATTCGTATGGAGGCAGAACATCGCGCCAAAGAATACCTTGCACAAAAAGAAGCAGAACGTGCTGCTGCAGAAGTTAAACCAAAACCCATTACCGAGCGTGCTGAAAAAATTACTGGCAGCCCAATCGCACGTGGTGCGTTAGTTGGTGCTAACGTGGTTGATGTTCTTAATCGTATTCAAGAACCCGGTTTACGAAATAAGATTGCAGCTGGCTTAAACGCCTTGGCTGCGGCTAGCGCTGCTGTACCCGGTGCTGTTAAAAAGATTCCAGTAGTAGGCAAAGTTGCTCCATTGGTTAGCCCAGCTTTAACTGGCTTAGCACACTTTGTTGCAGAAGAGC